CGTCAAGCACCTCTCCAAGCTTGCTTATCTGCTCCACTGTCAGCTTTGAAAGTTCAGCGTAGGTGTAGGCTTCTAGGGTGGAGTAGGTGGTAAATGCCGAACTGTTTTTCATATACAAACTGAAAACATACTCATTCCCAAGATACTTAGTTCCGTCGTCAACAAGCTCTGCCGTCACACTTTGAGAACAGACAGCTCCAAGCTCTATATCATCACTCAGAGATGTTGATTGAATGTCCGTCTGAACGTTCTGAATGCCATCATATGCCACAGGTGCTCCGCTCTGAGCGTCCTCTATCCACATACCCCACAAGGCTTTGTAACTCTCTATCCTGCTTGTTATCTCATCGCTTGCTATGGTGTACATATGCCCTCCTAACGTTCTGCGAATGTGACAGTACAGCTCTTGTAATACTCACCACTGTCAAGTCTGACAAGCCCCTGCGGTACATAGTCGCTTGCGTTGGCGGATATAGAATAATACTTGCCATTGTGCCAAAACTCCAGTTCTGCAAAGTCGGGTCCGTCCTCGATAAGGGATTGTATCTCGGCTGAATCTGCGACAGGAAGCATTGTCCACTTGCAAGGCAGTTTGTATTTGCAGAACTTTCTTGCACCCACAAACAGACCTGTTGTATTCACTCGTCCTGAACCTGCCGTCCATTCGTAACAGTTTACAGGGCTCCAGCTATCAGGGTCAGGGTCTGTCACCCACACGCCGTTTATCTTTAGCAATGTTCCTGTCAAAATGCACTCACTCCCGTCTTACGTTTATACTGATTGTTGCTGTCCTGCATACACTTGAAAAGCACCTTGCTGTCAACTGTTCCGAAGAACACAGGGTCATAAGCTTTCAGCCAATCAAGTATAGCGTTCAGCACCCTTAACACCTCGTCAAGCTTGCCGTTATCAAGCATACCTTGCAGTTTGCTCAGAGGTGAGATTACCTCAGGATCAGCCTTTGCATTCCTGTTATCGCCCACCATTGCAAGGGTCGGTGCTGTCGCAAGTCCACCTGTGGCAAGCTTTGGTATCTCAGGTATGCTTATTGTGTCTAGGTCAAAACCGAAGGTTTCTCCGCCTATGCCAGGCACCCAATCAGGCACATCAAAACTCAGGCTGTTAATGCCGTCGATTATCCAGTTGACCGCACTTTCAATAGCACTGGTCATTTTGTTTACTGCACCGATAATTAGGTTTATAGGTGCTTTCACAACGCTGTAAAGCGTATCCCACACGCCTTTGAAGATCTTCTTTACACCCTGCCAAGCCTTCTTCCAGCTACCTGTGAAAATGCCTTTTACGAACATTATAATGCCGTTGAGAATGGTCTTTACGCCTCCGAAAGCGTCTGAAAAGGTCTTTTTGAACCACTTGCCTATGCCTTTGAAAACGCCCTTGACAGCGTTAAGAAGCTTTGTGAAGATCTCCTTTATCTTTGCAATACCCTCAGATACGGCATTATACAGACCTTGTATGATATATCCGCCCATTTCAGCCATGACCTTACTAGGGCTGTGAATACCAAAACAGTTCTTGAAGCCCTCAATAAATGGTGTAAGAACATGGTCATAAAGCCAAGTGCCTATGCCCTTGAAAGCGTCAACAATACCTGTGAAAAGCCCCTCAACGATATTACCACCACAGTCCTGTATCTTCTCTGTAAAGTAGTCACGGATACTGAAAACAGCGTCCTTGATAAAGCCCCACAGCACCGATACCGCACCGCCTATAGCTGAGCCTATGGCCTTGAAAAGCTTTGTGGCAATACCGCTCCAATCTATTGTAGAAATGAACGTCCACAGCTTTTCGCCTATGCCCTGCCAGTTTACAGTTTGCAGGAAGTTTATTGCCGTATCAAGCAGACCTTTCACGCCCTCAGAGATAGTCGTTCCTGCCTTGCCCCAATCAATCTCATCAAACCAGCCGTTCACAGAAGTGCCTATGGACGAGCCAAAGCCCGACCAATCAAAGGTGGTAACGAACGAATAAAGATAGTCGATGATAGCTTGCCATTTTGAAGCAAGGGTCTTGCCGATAAGCGACCAATTCGTTTTCTTTATACCGCCGTTAAGAAAATTAGCCGTACCCTTGCCGAAGCCTGCCCAATCGAACTTCTTCATAAAGCGGTATCCTGCGCCAAAAATTGTGTTTATGCCTCCGCCGAAGCTGTCACCAAGTCCTGTCCAATCAACGCCGTTTATAAAGCTGTTCAGACCGTCTGTAAGCTTATCCACAAAGCTATTCAGCTTTTTCTGAATACCGTCCCAGTTGATGTATGCGAAAGCTCCGTTGACCTTTTCAGCCACAAGAGAGCCAACTCCTGCCCAATCGCCCGACTTAATGGCGTCTTTCATACGCTCCGCCCAATCAGGAAGCTGAACGTTGTCGCCGTTTATGGCTGAGTAATCAATGCCGCCCTCTGAACTGTCTGTATCGGACTTGCTCTGATCCGGTGCAACTCTTACAACGTCAAAGTCTGCAAGGTAAGTGTCCTGAGTTTTCTTTATCTTCTCCGCTGACTTCTGAGCCTGCTTTGTCGCCTGCAAGGACTTCTGATAGGTGGTGCCGAAAAGCTCAGAGATAAACGCCGCCACAGTTTTTGTCGCCGTCGCTACGCCCGTCATAAGCGTATTGAGATACGGCATTACTGTGTTCATTATCGGTGTGAAAGCTATGGTGAGGTTTGCTTTTATTTCGTTTAAGGACTTGGCAAATTCTTCGTTGCCTGAAACAGCGTTTGCAACAGCGGAACGTATTCCTTTCAGCAAAACAAGCACGCCTGCCATTAAGAACACTCTTTTTGCCGCAGATTTGAGCGAATGTGTAAACTTGCTCAGCGGTTTTGAAGTGCTGTCGATAGTTGTTTTAAGCCTGCTGAATTTGGATTTAACTGCGTCAACAGCCTTCGAGCCTGCCGAACGCATTGTCTTGAAAGCTCCCACAAGTGTAGTCTTTATGGTTTTGCCTGCAAATGAAGCGACTTTTTTTAGTTTCTCAATAGCAGTTGTCCCTGTTTTTCCGCAGTTGCTAAATGTTTCCTCATATTCGCTAAGTTTTGTTTGAGTTTTATCTATAACTCCCTGCTGACTTATAAGCTTACTTTCAACGCCATTAAGTTCTGAAACTATCTTTGCAGCTTCTTCGTTTGCAAGAGCAGCTTGTAGCTCTTTATACTTAGCCTGCAACAGGCTCATTTTTTCTGTTGCATTTTCGAGTTGGAGATTAAGCCTTTCAAATTCACTTTCAGGTATTTCAAAATCACCAAAGCTCTCTGTCGCTGTTTTAGCCGCCTCGTCAGCTTTTGCCGTAATTTGCTGAGCGATATCATCAACCTCAGCCTCTATCTTATCAGGGTCATACTCAGGATTGTAATGTATCTGCACAACTTTAGGCTTGATGTTTTCGATTTGATCGGTGGTGTTTTTTATATGCTCATTGGCTTTATCAATTTCAGACACCACCTTTGCAGTAGCCTCCTGCATACTCTTCTGAGCGATCTCCGACGCACTGCCAAAGCCCTCGTCTATGGCTTTAGCGGTCTTATCCATAGCGTTCTCAACAGCTTTCTCTGCCTGCTCTACTGGCTTTGAAAAGCCGTTCTGTATGCTTGCAGATATCTTGTCAAGCTGCTCCTGCACCTTGTTTTTTATCACAAGGTCAAGAGATATAACACCAACGCTTGCTCCGTCTGCCATTACTTATCACCTGCCTTTCCGAACATTCCCTTGAACAGCCTTTCAAAGTATCTCGCAGTTTCAATCTTGTCCTGCTCCGTGAACGTTTCCTTTGCTTTCTGGTTTCTGAACGCCGTCCACTCTGAGCGTATCTGCTTTTCATACCTGTCGAAATTCTTTATGATGTCCTTGTTGTCCTCGCTCCTGATACGAACGACCTGACCCAGCGGCGTATCGTGCATAAGCCCTGCAACGAGCCTGTACCAATCGCTGTAATGCAGATTTTCCTGCTCTGAGGGCAGGATATTGTACTGCTTTGCAATGGATTGTATGATAAGCTCTCGGTCATAGTCAAGATCGTACCAGCTTTCTTCAAACTTACTCTGCGTTTTCCTGTGGAAATCGAGCCTCTGTCTTTTCTGCGTCCTCGCCTGTTACCGCTGAGATAACAAGAGTGAAAAGCTGCTGATATGCTACCCAAGGCATATTCATTGCCTCTATCTCCTTGTAGTCCTTTGGTGCGAACGCAAGCTTGAAAACCTCGTCTATCATATCAAGATCTTTCTTTTCGGCGTTCTTGTCGCAGATGTCAAGTATCTTCTTGACAGTTTTCTGCCTGTCGTCCACAGGGTAGACCTTGTCGCCTACTCTTATCTCAGGTGTACCTGTAAGAAGCTTGCTGTCGAGTGTATACATCTTTGCCATAGTTATTATCCTTTCTGTTTTTTGTGCATAATAAAAGCACCCCGATCTCTCGAAGTGCTTGACTTTGATATTTTGTTGTGATATAATATAAACAAGGAAGGGTACTGCATACAGCCTTACGGCTTGCGGTTCTCCCTCGATGATATGTTACAAAAATAACCGTCACATCTTGGTAGGAGGGCGGTTATTTTTTATTCTTATTATTGCCTGCAAGGTTGATTATGTTAATTAAAACGTTTATCAACGTAAGTATTTCAAGAATACTCATGCCGCTCACCCCCATTTCTGAGGGAAAGAACTGAACCGCCTACCGTTATATGCAGCACCCGAAGATATTATATCACGGGTGCTTTATTTTGTCAAATCATGTTTTATCCTGCCTCTGTAAACTCAGGCTTGCCGTCGGAAGCAAAGTCGAACGCAAGCGGCGCAACTGCTGTTGAATCTCCGCCGCCCCATTCTGTTACGCTGACAACGCCCTTGATAACAAGCTTTGCGCCGCTTGGAAAGTTCCACACAAGGGTTGTGGTCGCCGCAGCACCTGTTTTGAGTGCAAGGCTCTCAATGTAGTCATTGCCTGCGTCACCGACATTTCTCTTGCCTGAGATACTGATAGTGATAGACTTACCTGTGAGCAGACGTCTTGTCCACCCCTGCTGGTCAAAAGGCTTCCACTCCTCGATATTGCCGTCAATGGATACTGAAAAGCTCTCCATATCGGCAATAGTCACAAGATTGCTTTCGGTCGAGCCGTCACCGCCTGTCTTGTCTATCTTGAACTGGTTTTCATATACGGGATAAACTCCTGTTGTGTTTGCCATACTCATTCATTCCTTTCATAATATACTGTTGCCTCGATAACATATTCACACACACCTCGCTCGTCCCTGCCAACAGAAACAGGCTCTTTGCATTCAAGATACTTTACCGTAAATCCGTCACCCTTATACTGACGGATATCGGATAGGATATCAAGAACGCTTTGAGCCTTTATCTCTGCCTGCGTGGGGTTATCAGTCCAGTGGATAAGCACCGAGATATGTTTTTCAAGTGTTTTGGTGCAGGCTTTTCCGCCTATGCAGATACGCTGCGGCTTTGAGGCCTTTGCGTTATACACGCCTATGCACTTGTCAAGGTTGCCGTCAATAGTGCCTGCATACACGTCCTGCAATTCAAGGATATCGCTCAGCATATCCGCTATGTTAAGTAAAGTCATACGCCTGTCCTCTTTTTGAACTCTGCCACAAACTCATTCTTGACAAGGTCCTTTTTACTGCCTGTGATATATGGTTCAAGCCAAGCCGCACCTGCGTTAGGGTTATTGCCTTTCTGAAAATGATACTCAGGGTGATAGTACAAACGTCTTGCCTGCGGAGAGCCTGTTACAAGACTTGCACCGCTTTCGTCAGCGTGGACAAAGGTCTGGTTATCCTGCATATCGCCTGTATCGAACGGCATTGTCTGAGCACTTACAAGGTCTGTCCTCACTTGCTCCATAGCCACCTCAGCGGACTTCACAGCAGCGTCTTCGATAGCTTTTATCGCCTGCACATCAAGCTTTATTTCAATGCCCACTATATCAACTCCAATCTTGTGTAATTCACCCTGCCGTCAGGGTCTTTGGCTTTCTCAGAGCCATATATCTTGTACGTCCTGCCGCCTATGACCGCATAGCCCTCTATAACAGCATTATCGGGGGCTATATCTCCGCAGAAAAGAGCCTCGCCTGACAAGGTTATAAGCTGTTTCTCTGCGGATAATTTCTGCCTTGACTTCTCAGAGTGAAAGCATTTGCCCTCAAATATGACCGTCTGCTTCTTTGAGCCGTCACGATTAAGTCCGTCCGTTCGATAGACCTTACAGGGCGTTTTGCATACCCTTTCAGGTACAAGCTGAGGAAACTTCATCACATCAGCCCCCTGTAACATAGTCCTGTCTGCATAAGCACATTGTAGACCTGACGTGTTGTGATAACGCCGTCAAGAGATACCACCTTTGACTTATCGAATGACATTGAAACTCCGCTTATGCTGTAAGCACTCAGAGGGCTTTCTAACAGCTCCGAATTGTCATAGATGAATTTCATCTGCAAGGCTGTGGAACGCTTTATACGCTCTCTCTGAAAGTCTGTGAAGCTGTCAATGCCCTCTGCTGTTATGCGGTTGAAAGTCAGCGTGTCGATATCGCTTTCAGCTCTTTGCCGAATAGCCGAGAACTGTTCTTCGGAGATATCACACTCAGGACAGATATTGCAAAACTCAGTAGAGGTGAGGTACATATCCCTCACCCCTTACTCACTGTACTCTGCTGTGTCAACGTCAGCGTAAATGCTGTCTATCTTTCCGTCCTTGCCGTTCGGGAAAGTGAAAACATCTGAGAACGCTCTGTTCTGATAGAGCCAGCCGTCACCCTCTGTGTGTCCGCCCGGAGCAAAGCTGTAAATGCTGTTGATCTTAGGTACTATCTTTGTGGTCTCAGGTGTTGCGATAAGCACGTTTATCTTGTGTGAGCCTGCGACCTTTTCATAGTAGGTATCAAGTGCAGACTTGCTAGGTGTGCCTGATACCTTAGTGTAAGAGCCGCTTGATTCGGTGTAATACTCCTTGCCGCTCACGATATCAGTATCAGCGGTCTTTACATAGCTTGCCACGCAAGGCTCAAAACCGCCGTCCTCAGGGTCAAAGTTGAAACGGTCATAGAAACGCTCATCATCAATGACCTCCATGATAGGTACACCGTCAATGTCGGTCACTCTTGTTCTAAGACCAAGTCCTCCCTCTGCGATCTGCGTCATTTCTATCTTTCGTGTGAACTTGTCAGACTGCTCCAGCAGGTCCATAATTGTGGAAGTCACATACATAATGAGCGAGCCGTTAGACTTGTATCTTCTCAGCTTGCCTGATGAAAGAAAGCCTTTGAGCTTGTCGAACACGTTGCCCTTTGTGTATGATGAAGCGGCTGTTGATGAGTGATAGCCCTCAAGTTCTGCCGCTCTCTGAGCTGTCTTTGAGAAGAACAGAGCGTCCGTTTCGGGAGCAGACTGTGTTTTCTCGAATACCTCTGAGATATTCTTGATAGACGCTGATGAGTTTGTTTCGTCAACGTCAGCCTTATCCACAAGAAACTCAACATCACGGTCGTGTGTGAGTGTGAAAGGCACGTCCGTCTGAACATACTTACCTGTGTTCCAGCCGCCGTTTCTGTTGTGGCTCTTGTAGCCTGATGTTGACATCTGTGTGAAGTGGAAAGTCTTTGCGTCAAGCCACCTAACGTTCTGTGTGATGAATGGGCTTGACAGTGTTTCCTGGATCCTTATCTCCAAAAGTTCGGGATTCCATACTTCTGCATAATTAAGATTTGGCATGATTCATTCCTCCTATTTTTACTTGAATTTGTTCCAGCGTTTCTGCGCTGTTGGCTTTTCCTGCGGTTTCTTTTCATCAGTATCCGAAGATCCTGCACCGACCTTGAAACCGCCCTGCTTTTTGCCGTCGGACTTTTTGCCGCCCTCGCCTTTCATATCTGGATACTTCTTCACCACCGCAGAAAGGGCGGCGTTGATATCCTGCTGACTGCCGTTTCTCACATAGCTTTCAGCCACCGCAACGGCGTCCTCGATACAGTCGGGCTTGATACCAAGCTGCATAGCGGCTATCTGAGTTTTGAGCCTGAGTATCTCCTGGTCTTTTTCGTCAGGTGCGTTCTCAGCATTGTCCTGCTTGTCGGACTTATCCTCGCTTGGCTGTTCCTGCTTATCTTCCGCAGGCTTATCAGCACCCTCACCGTTCTCGTCAGCCTGACTATCGTCCGACGCAGGCTGCTCCTTGTCGGCAGAGTTCTCATCTGCCTTGTCCGCAGGCTTTTCCTCAGCCTTTGGCTCGTCCTTTTTCTCCTCGTGAGTATCGGGAGTTTTCTTCTCCTCCTCATCAGGGAGTTTCTTTTTCTCGTCCATTTTCTGACCTCGCTTTCTTAAATTTGTGTATGAAAAAAGCACCCTTTAAGGTGCTTGATTCCGATATTTACTAATTGACTATTTTTTCTTTGTTGGCTAAAACAAAAGTCAATGCGTTCTCACAGCGTATAAGAGCGTTGATATACTCGCTATTATCATCTGCCTGCTTGCCAATTTTCATTTCAATTTCTGCGATTTCTCTTTTTGCTCGGCATAAAATATAGACATCTTTTATGCTTAGTCCCATATTATTCTTCCTTTCTGTTTTTGGGTATAAAAATACCGCCTCGCCGTAGCGGAGCGGTCAAGAAAAAATATTATCAAGATCTATTTCTGATTTAACGAACACAGCCCCAACGTCATAATCATCATATACATCAATGTCCTTACCGTCTTTTGTATATGTCTGAATCGTAGAGCCGTCAACATCAATTAACAGCTTATTTTTCTTTGCGTCAGGAAAACTACGCTCGATCAGTTTGCAAGCTTTTTTAAACTCACTTTGACTATTATCCTTGAAAATCGTATAATCAAATTTTGTCATATCAAGCCCTCCTTTATAAGCCGTAGTTCTTGTTTACTTCGTCATTTGTTTTTGACGCAGTTTCTAAAATATCTTTTAAAGCTTCGTCTTTTGTCATGTTCTTGCGCTTCATTTTATCCTTTAATAACTTTTCAAACGTTGGTGCAGGACGTTTTTCATCAAGCATCATAGCCGTTTTCTTATCAGACATAGCAACGCGAGCTTCGTGTTTATAGTAATTTCTCAGTTCAAAAGCCTGCTTGACCTGTTCTTCAAAGGGTTTTGTTTTATCTATCTGATTAGGGATATCCGTTACATTTGCATAATACCATTCACGAACATGCTGACTGTCAGCTTGTGTTATCGGTTTTCCAAGATATTTTTTCAACGTATCTTTGTCTACCTCTATTATACCACTTTTTCCCGATTTGTCAACACCACCACCATAATACTTCTCCCTGCTATGATCCCTATGCAGCACCTCATTATGCTCCTCAACGAACACCTTTAATTCCTGCTGAGCCTGCCTGAGTTTTCGGCGGTATTCCTTTGCTGTATCAGGGTCGCAGGTGCCTGCCGCAAAGCGTTTTAGCTTGCGTATCTTCCGCTCCATTGCTCGCTGTTTCTGCTCAAGCTTTCGCTGCTCTTTTATCTTCTCCGCCGGTATCTGCTCAGGTATCTGCGTTCTGCCGTGTATATACTGCGTCATTGTGTGACGGCAGTTGGGGTGGAAAAGCCCGTTCTTTACGGCGTATGACAGCAGCCAAAACCACTCACCGCAGTAATTTGACTTACCTTGAAACTCGTCCTTTTCCCCCTCCCATACTGTGAACACATCATCAATGTATACTTGACCTTGCCAAGGCTCACAGGTCTTTGAACAGCCGCCATACTGCGACACAAGCACCGTATCATAGCCAAGCTCTGCAAAGCGTTTCGCCGCCCCCTGCAACGCTGCTCTTGTGGAAGTTGTCCGCAGAGCCATTCGCACATAGTCTGCAATGTTCACTCGCTTGCCGTCAGCGTATACGATACAGTTTATGCCCTTGTCAAGAAAGTCCTTTGTGGCAAGGTCGATAGCCTCGTTAAGCGTCATAGAGCCTGTTCCCATTGCAAGCTGTACCCTGTTCAAAGTCTGCCTGTAAATATCGTCTGTCATTCGCAGAGCGGCTGTTTCGGCGGTCTTTTCAAGGGTGGTGACGTCTTCCATAAGCTTTGCCATTTTCTTTTCGTTCACGCCAAAGAAATGCTTGTCTGGGATAGGTGTTATAGGCTCGTCAGAAAGCTCCTGGGTGCTCCTTTGTGCCTGCTGCTGACCCTCTTGAAACTGCTCCGTCATAAGCTGTCTTGTCTGATCGTCGATAACGTCAACGTACTCGTTCATAATGTCGAGGTTTTCACGGCGGAAGTTCTCCATATTTTTCAGTTTCTCAGCCTGCCAAGCAGACCATTCAAAGCCGTAACGCTGTTCCTCCGCCTTGTGCCTTTTGAGATTGCGTTTCAACGAAGATATGAGCCTTAGCTCTATCTCCTCAAATATCTTTGCGATGTCTTTGAAGCTGAGAATACTGACCACCTCCAAGTAGTTGATAGCAACAGGGGTTAAACAAATTCAAATGTACGGAAACTATAATGCCCCGTCCGGGCGAGGACCGTACTCATCACCTACCGCAGTAGGCTCACCCTCTGTAAGCCCCTTTTCCTGCATTATCCGCTTGACCTCTGCGGCTTTCCAATCGTCCTCTTTAGAACTGCCCCACAGCTCCTCCACCTGCGTTTCAACTGACATAATACCATACGTGCTTGCCTTGCCCACAGTTTCAACTCTGCTGTCAAAGTCAGGCGCACCATACTCGCCAAAGTCAACTGTCACCTCATAAGTTTCAGGGGCTTTGCCCTGCATATTGTCATAGGTCATAAGCACCGCAGAAACAAGCTGCGGAAGAGCCTTTTCAAGAGCCGTTGTGATAGTGTTTCGGGTGTTGCCTGTGACGTCTTTCTTCTCTCGCTGAGCGTCCGCACTCGACATCTTGCCCACATCTATGCCAAGTGTAGCAGGTGATACAAGCCCTTGCAGACACATAAGCAGGCAATTCGTATAGCTTGCCACGAACGCTTCGTACTTGATATCAGGCTGAACTACTTCTATCTTAGGTGCCGCACCCTCTGCCGAAAGCGGTGGGTCAATGCTTATGTAACTGTTGCCGAACTGATTTGGAGCTTTAAGCTTACCGTTCGCAGGATCTCTAGGTATCATGCTTTCGGGGATATACTGCTTTACCCTTCCTGCTCTGATAGCGTCCCACCATTGTGAGATGACCTCGTCCAAAGCGTCAAAGCAATCAGACTTACCGCCGTCAAAAATGCTCTTACCCCTGTTCGGATATTTTCGTGATGAAAAGAATTTCAGTGGCACAGCCATTATATACTCACCCTCAAACTCAGTTCGAGGCGGTATCTGTGCAAGACAAGGCACGTTGTCCAAACCGACCTCGTGACCGTTATCGTCATACAGACGGCTTTCTATATATCCCTTGCCATAATGCTCTTCAAGGTGAAATCTCTTTGAGCCTGCATAATGCACAGAATGAAAAACGACCTCGTTCAGCAGACCTCGTACAAAGTTATACTCCACTTTGTCAGCACCGATAAACTCGACTATTGGCGTATCAGAAAGCTCAGTATCCACCGATATTTTGAAAGCTCCGTCTCCGTCAACAAGTGCGGTAACTATCGCCTTGCCTGTCAGCTCTGTGAAGTCTATATGCTCGGAAATATTATCAAAATCAGCCTTTGCTTTGTCCCCTGTGACCTTGATATCGTCCATATCAGAATAGACAATGTATGAAAGCGTATCGGCGATTATTGCAGGCAGACCGCTATGTATCTTGCGTATCTTTTCTTTCTCAGGGACGCTGCTCCAGAATGAATTTGTGCCTAAGTTAAGCTGACGAAAGAACTGTGAAAGCTCTGCGGCGTCACCACGATACCAAAGCTGTGACCTTATCACATCGGTCATAAAACCTGTTTTCTCTGTGATAGTTATACTGTATTCGGGTGCAGGCTGGATATCAAGCCAGTTTCTTATCATATTTTTCACCTTGCTTCCTATGCTGAATTTAATCAATCTTCACACTTCCTATCTTGTCACGATACGGCAGCCAAGCATACTGACAGGAATTGATAAGGTGGTCGTTGCCGTCCTCCGGCTCAGCCTTATCCTCTTTCCAACTGTATATGTTAAGCTCGCCTACGTACTCCTTGCAATGCTCAAGGATATAAAAATCCCCTGCCGCCAGCCAAGCTGACTGCAAGTGTATTCGGTCGATTATTTTCGTTTTCTTGAATGCCGGGATAAAATTATATATGCTGCCTGTGAGCCGCCCGAACTTCTGACATTCAAGTATGGTCGCCTGATCTGCGCTGTCGATATACACATCTCGTGCAAAGCCCCACGTCCTGCGGTTTTTCTCCAAGAATACTGTAAATATCTTTGGTATGTCAGAGGGTGTGAGAGGCACTTGTCTGTCACGATTGTTATACACTTCCTCGTCAAGAGTAACGCATTTTCTGTCAGCCGTTATGCCCACAAAGGTGAATGCTATGGTATCAGGTGAGGATTGCGAGTAAGCGGTGTCAAGTCCGGCTGAGAAGTACACATAATTGAAAGCTTTCGCCTGCTCTGCTGTCAAGATATTTCGCTTTTGCAGGTCAAACACAAGCCCTGTTGCACGTCCTCTCAGACCGAGTATCTTGTTCTTATACAGCTTTGTGCCTTTCGGAGCGGCAGCCATTTTCCGTTTGATATCCTCATCAGTAAGTGAAAGATTATCACGAAAAGTAAAGAACCAGTACCGCCAATTGGGTACAGGTTCTTCTGTAAGCTCTTTCATTATCTCCGCAGGCACGTCACAGGCGTACTTACTATACGGACGTGAGCGGTTTACAAATTCTTTGTACACAGGTAGTGAGGGGTCGTCAGGGTTGAGGGTCGCCATAAGGTAATCGTTACGGGTTGACATCTCACGGACAAACTCGATATCGGCGGTGTTTATCTCGTCGATATACACACAGCCGAACTGAGCGCCCAGCACCATTTCCCACTTATCCTTGTTGTCATATCCCAGAACATAGATTATCTTGCCCTCAAACTTGATATGCGGCAGTTTGTAGTCCTTATCGCCGTTGCCGAAGTACCGAGCATTGGTGTGCAGGTCAAGAATGCCGTTATCCTGCTGAATGATAGTTTCCTCAGCCTTTCCCGTAGTCTTAGCGGCAATGACGTGAAGTTTCTTTCGACTTGCCGACACCATACGCATGAACTTTATGCCTGCGCCCACAGTTGTTTTGCCGCTTGCGGTAGTCCCCTCAAGGAAGTCCGCAGACACGCCCCGAACGCTGTTGATGAAGTCCATATACTTCTGCGACAGGGGAAACTTACTCGTCAAGCCCCTCACCGCCTATCTGAGCGAAAACGTCTGAAAGCTTTTCAGAGGTCTTGACCTCCGCCTGTATCTTAGCCACATACTCTCCTGTCATTTTATTGAGGGTATCGACGGCTCTGATACGGTCAGCAGGGTCATTCTTGCCGTCCTTAGCGATATCTGACAAGAGTGCCTGCCGCTCCTTAGCGGTCATTATACGCTCGTCCTGAGCTTTCTCGGACAGCACACGGATATACTCCGCAACACTAGGATTATCTAGGATTTTGCAGGCGTCAGCTTTCGCATACTTCTCGCTGTATCCTGCCTTTATAGCACTCTGAACGGTGTTGCCGCTCTGAGCATAGTATTCTGCAAATTTCTTTTGCCGTGCTGTCATGAGGGCACCGTCCTTTCTTTATGGTATGAAAAAAGCCCCGATTTAGTGGGGCTTTGAACACTCAATATTATTAATTTTATTGGTTATATTTCGATCTATCCAAAACAACTTTTAAATCGCCAAAAATAACCGTGGTTCCGTTATTATATATTTTTGCAATGCCACATATAGCATTTGTATCTCTTCTATACAAACCCTCAGGGTCATAGTAATCCGTAGTTTCAAAAAATCTGACTATATAAGGGTCTTCATTATATTTATTCTTCATATAATTTATCATTTTGTCATAACAAAATTGATATTTTATCGAATAAAATATATTATTCTGTTGAACTTCTTGAAGGGTTAATGTATCATCAAAATCATCTACAATGCTAACCTCTTGGGCATATTTATAGCCTTCTTTATGAATTTGACTATCTAACTGCGTTATAGTTTCATTGCGTAATCCTTCCACTAATTCTTCAAGTGCTGTTTTGTTGAAGTTTGATTCTGCTAATAAATAATCTTTAAACATTCCTTTTAGCTGATCTTCGCAATTACAACATATGCAATTTCCATTCTCAAATCCATCATAAAATATTCGGCTTTTTGCCTGTTGTCCACATAAAAAACATTTTGTAGTAAGTTTATTGCTTTGATGTTCCTCCATTTTAAACGGTTTATTACCATTAAATTTGACTACCAAGTACAATCACTCCTCATAATAATATTTCTTAAATAATATCACTAATCAGAGCGAAAATCAACGAAATGCACCGAATTTCTATATACTGCATAAATAGCATTTGTATTTTTTATGCAGTATATCAAAAATTCGACATTTATGAACTTTTTACGACGCAACGCAAAAGCGACCGCAAAATGCAGCCGCCCTTGTGAAAAATATTATAAGGAGTTTTGTAAATGGTGGAGCAGATGTTGAGCTGGCACGCTCTCGACCTGCATAGCCCCTTACGGGGCTTAGAAAATTGGAGGTGACTTCAATGAAAGTACAAGTCTGAGGTACATCTACACTTTCCTCAGTTTAAATTATAACATAGGTAAAACGAACAGAGCGAACAAGTTTAAGCATTTTGCAAAAATCTTTTGACTGCCATTCTACAGCCGTCCGCTGTACCTCCGACCTTGTGTCCTATCTGTATCCAAGTCAATCCTTTTACAAACCTGAGTACAAATATCTTCCTCATCTGTCTATCCTCTATCCCCTTGATAAACTCCTCAACAGCCCTCTGCTCACGCTCTAGTCGAGCCTGCTCGCACAGCAATGAAAGTGTATCGCCGCTTGGCAGAAAGCCGTCTATGCGTGTGCTGTGTGGTGTGTAGGACGGCGGAGTGCATACGCTGATACTGTCGGCAACGTACTTGCCTGAAAGCTCTGCCTTGATGTCCTCAATGGCTGAGGCGTTCCTGCGGTAGGCTTTCAGGCGTGACATGGTCATTGGGTCAGCCATTAGCAACACCGTCCATTCTTGCTCCGCAAAGTGGACAATAAGTCGGGAACGTATCGCCGCATATTTCTTCTAAATCGCTTGCATAATATTCTGTTTTACATTCACTACATCTTGTACAGCCGTTTTCATACATTAATTCTGTGATTTCCCACTTTCCGTGCCTTGCTTCCTGCACGTCTGCGGTAGGCTGTTCGTTGATTATATCGGCAATGCTGCTGTTATCACCCAGAATGCCTGTTATGCCTTTTTCGTATATCGGCATACACGCCGCCGATAATTCGTTAATCAGATTGTCTGCATCGATGTATCTTGCCATATGTTATCCCTCCTCATTATTCAAGCCAGATTTTGCTATATTCGTCGAAACTTCCAACAAGCTTATCAAACGCTCTCACTTCGGTGCTGTATTCATACCAGTCTTTTGCGTCCGCTTTGTCATATGCCGTTTCAATGTCCTTTATGATCTGCAAATATGAGGTATTTTGGTCTTTCAAGATATCAAAAGCAGCTTTCAAATAGTCATATTTGTATTGGACGTTGAGGTAAGACACTGCAAGCCCAAAGCATTGTCCACAAACGGACAGCAGCTCGTCCTTCGTAAGACGTTTAAGTCTCTTTGCGCTCTCACTTGATGCACATTTCGTGTCATATGACGAAAGTGCAAAGTAATCTTCTTCAAAGCTATCATATCCATAGCACTTGAACGGACTATTTCCGTTTAGCATTATTCCGACAAAAAAATCGTCAAAATGTTCTGACACATAGGTATCATTGACAATGTCCCTCAAACTATCACACTCATATGAAAGGTCTGAAAACATCATTTTAAATTCCTGCTCCTGCTCGTCATCTCCGTCAAGTGCGTTGAGAAGCGTATCATCATCGCTGCTGAAGTAATACTGGTATTCCTCACAAACGGAACTGATGTCGTATAGCTGAGATGTTATTTCCTCAAAATTGAGCTGCGATACAATTGCTTTCTTATAGCGCAGGTTTTTGGCTTTTTCAGCTTTTGTCACTTTTCTCCCTCCTATAAACTCATCTGACTATCATCATAGTCAACTTTCCTCGTTGTCAGCCTGCCGTTATAATCAGGGTAGCTGTTCAACCTTTTGTACCTTTCGCTAGTCTTGTCAGCCATAAAGCTATTGTCCTGTTCAGGCGGCGTTGGCAGGTAATATTCCTGTGGCATTTCCAAATCGTTATCCGCGCAGATATCTAGAATATATCGCTTATACGCTAGAACATGGTTTCTGCACAAGTTGGCATTACAGCCGTCAGGCCATGATGGGTCGCTGCAGCCATGCTCAATAATGGACTTGTACCGCTCTATTGACCTTAAAATTTCTGCCGAATACTGTTTTAACATTTCTTCGGGCGTTTTGTCCTTTGCCATATTACCCCTCCTCGCACCTCAACTCTTCCAGCCTGCAATACACCAACGTATTGCCGCAAGTCTTGTCAGCGATCTCTGCCTGATAGAAGAACTGACCCGTCTTGCTGCTCTTGCGGATAATGCACCCTGTCAGTTCGTAGCAATCGGAGCCGTTGTAGCTCACCCTGCGTCCGAGACTTTTCTTTACCTCGTGTATCGTCATAGCTCCTCTATCCTCACATAAATGCCGGGTATGTCCGCCCAGAACTTTTCGCATATCTCACTCGCCACAAGCTGGTCGTCTGTCCAGAAATCAAGCTTTGTCATACAGTCCTTGAACATCTTCTGCAGGTTGTCTGTGTCGGGCTTGCTGATCTTGTACTCTCCGTCCTTGTGCTTGCCGTCATTAGGAAACAGCCACTTTGTTATCAGCCGTACGCCCTCACGGTATGGAGTGTTAAGGCTATACTTAGAAAGATTTGCTATTAGCTTTTCTTTTGCCGCCTTGACATCGGGTGGGTCATAAAATATCGGCTTGCCGTTTCTTACTGCCACCTTGTGCTCCTGCGCCGTAGCCGTCGGCGGTATCATCGCCATAAAAAATTCAGTCATTGTTATCTGCTCCTCTCGTGCGGTCGGTGTGCTAGCCGCCTTATTATTTCAGATTAGATTTTCGGGCGGCTTATGCCCGAAAATATATATTATGTAATAATATACTTTTTCTTCCCTCGGGAAAAAGTCGGTATTTTGCCGATATTTTCTTCCCAAGGGAAAACACCGATATTTTCCTTACGCTTACTCGATTTTTTCCTTTCCGTTTCAAAGTAAATTTTCTCGACTTTTTCCTTTCTTTCACTCATTTTTTTAAGCCACATTCTCCGCCATCTATCCAAAAACCACCATGCTCTTTTAGCCTTGAACGCACTGTCTTTTCGGTAACTGCAAGATACTCCGCCAGCTCAGAAATACGGCACTTGCCGTTCTCCTGCACACCGCTGAAAGCTGTTTCAATGCTCTCCTTGCGCTCCTTGCTGCGGTCTTCATTGGTCTTTTTCTTGCTGAAATTTTTCTTCCAATTCGGTGTGATGTCCTCTACCTCGCAGTCTTTAAGCACGCCCACAGTATCCTCTCTGTGAACAGGATAATCAAACCACATATTTAGTGGAGCAAACTTCGGGAACTCTCTCAGAGTACCCTCTATACGCCATGCTGTACGGTTTCTTACTGCAAGCTTAGCCTTATCTATGTCGGTCATCATAAGCTTGTATGAGTTCGGGTGCAGGTACTTGTGCGTTATCTCAAGCATTTTTGACGGCGTAACAAGATCGTCCTGTGAACAAAGGTCATCAGTATTTCTGTAAAATCTCCTCATCCAGTTCTCACAGATACGGCAAACAGTTTCGTCCTCCTGCTGCTTGTAAAGGCTGTCTGAAATGTCAAGCTCTGAAAGGTCAAGAAGTGCGTCAGGGTCACGGGCGAATACTCCTGAACCGCTGGCTCTGTCCATTGAACGCTTGCCGCCCTGTGCTCCCTTTGAGTGGTGGTGGCAGTATATGACCGCACAGCCAAGCTCCGTGCATACCTTGTCGAACTGGTTGCAGAAGTGAGCCATTTGGTCTGCTGAGTTCTCGTCGCCTGTTATGACCTTGTAGATAGGGTCGATTATTACGGCAATGTAATTCTTCTTGCTTGCACGTCGTATGAGCTTCGGTGCAAGCTTGTCCATTGGTACGCTGTGACCTCGCAAGTTCCATATGTCTATGCTACTGAGGTTATCAGGCTCTAGGTGCATTGCGGTGTACACGTCCTTGAAACGGTGCAAACAAGATGCTCTGTCAAGCTCTAGGTTGACGTATAGTATCTTTCCTTTGGTGCATTGCCAGCCAAACCACTTGACCCCCTCAGCTATCGCCACGCACATTTCGATAAGTGCATAAGACTTGCCTGCCTTTGACGGACCTGCAATGAGCATTTTGTGACCCTGTCTGAGAACACCGTCAATAAGTGGTGGTGCAAGCTCAGGCAGGTTATCCCACTCAGCACTCAGGCTCTCAGGGTCAGGGAGATCATCATTGATACTCTCTATGTAATCTTTCCATTCCGAAAAACTCTCCTTTCCTATGTTCTTGTCAATGATGAACTGTTTCTTGCCGTTTCTCATAACGCCTGGCATACGGCTAAGGCGTGAGGGATTGCGGTTTTGTTTATCTATGTCAAGACCACTTTCCTTGCAGACCTTGTAAAGAAAATCAACACGCCTGCGGTATTCATCATAGTTGGGAGCGTCTATCTTGACGATAGCGTGAACGCTCTTTCCACCGCTGTATACAAGCACAGCGATAGGAAGTTCAAGCTCTCTCATCACAGCATTCTGCTGTTCTATAGGCATACTGTCGCTTTCAACAAGAGCATAGCGGTAGTCTGTTACATTCTCGTTCTTTACGCCCTTGCCGTCAAGAGGATTGAAGCGGATCCACGCTCCGGCTTCTTCCTTGTAGTCGCCAAACACCGCACCAATGTCGCCGTTACATTCGCCAAGCCTCTTTATAAGCTCCCCTGCCGTCCTGTCACAGCACCCCTTTGTGGGCAGATACTTGGTCTTGCCGTCCTTTTCTGTTTCCCACGTTTGCGTAACATAGCCCACGTTCTCTCCTGCCTCAAAGAGTGTTTCAAGATAGGTGACTATCTCCTTGACAGGATCCCATTGAGCAGGCTCGGTGATCGGTATGCCCTCACCGCCGTTTACAAGGGGACTGCTTTCTTCTGCAACTATCTCGCCGTCCCAATCGTATGCCTGAAATTCATGGGGGCTGTATCCTCTTTCCTTTGCCATTTGCACGATAGTTCCTGCGGTCACGGGCTGAGCATTGCCGTTAAAGCCTTGCCACTTGTGTTCACACTCACCGCTGTGATAACGGCTGTCTGACCTCGACCAACTGTCCCAATCGTTCACGGAATAGCCCTCGTGTTTGAGAGCCATTCCTACATTGACCCATTCCTGATAATCACAGCTCGCAGGGTCTATGTATTCAAGCATTTTAAGCAAATTTGTGTTATCCATTCACTTCTCCTTAGTTCTCAGGTGTGTATGTTTTCGGGTCGATATCTCTCGGCACTCTCCAGCCGTTAGCAGAGATACGGGCTATCATCTTGCTTGCACTGTCAAAGCTCCAAGAGCCAACGTGTTCAAAGCCCTTGCTTTCAAGCAGCCTTATTTGCTTTGGAGTGGTAAGTCCTGCATTGCGGCGCTTTTCAAGGCGGTCAAGGATAAGCTTTGCCTTGCCTGCGTTGTCTATATCGTCAGGGAAAATGCCCAGCTTTTCAAGCTTTGCTTTCTGCTTGTCGGTAGCAGGAGCACACTCCCAGCCAAAGGCAGGAACATATGAGGACAAGTCCTCAGCCTGTATTGACATTTCATACTGCAAAGGGTCAACGAGCTTTCGCTTGCGTGTTTTCATTTCTTTGAGCTGCTTTGCCAAAGACTCTTCACGCTGTGCCACAACGTCCTCGCTTGCCTGTTTTTCTGCCTCTTCGATATCCACTGCACAGCCTGCCTCATTGGCAAGGTTTTCGGTCATTTTCTCAGCGACCTCTTCATTCTGACAGATAAGGTGTGCAGGTCTGCAAAGCTCGTGGCGTTCTGTGTGCCATAGGAAATCAAGCAGCAAAAGTTCTGTCTTTCCCTCGCAAAGTCTTGTGCCTCTGCCTACCATTTGACAGTAAAGCCCACGCACTTTTGTTGGTCTTAGCACGATAACGCAGTCAACTGACGGACAGTCCCAGCCCTCTGTGAGGAGCATTGAGTTGCACAGCACGTTGTATTCGCCCTTGTCGAAAGCTTCAAGTATCTCCGCTCTGTCTGTGCTTTCTCCGTTGACCTCAGCGGCGTTGAACCCTTTGCTGATAAGGATATCACGGAACTTCTGAGAGGTCTTGACAAGCGGCAGGAACACAACTGTCTTGCGTTCCTTACAGTATTTAAGCATTTCATCAGCTATCTGATAAAGATATGGGTCAAGTGCCGTGTCGATATCACTAGCCTTGAAATCTCCTGCCTGAGTTGAAACTCCCGAAAGGTCAAGTTTCAGCGGTATGGTGATAGCCTTGATAGGTGAAAGATAGCCCTCTTTGATAGCCTGCGGCAGTGTGTATTCATATGCAAGGCTGTCAAACACCGAGCCTAAGTTCTTCATATCGCCCCTGTCAGGTGTAGCCGTCACACCAAGCACCTGAGCTTCAGGAAAATGGTCAAGCACTCTCTGATAGCCGTCTGAGATAGCGTGATGAGCCTCGTCAATGATAATGGTATTGAAGTAATTTTCCGAAAAGCCTTTGAGCCTTTTCTCACGCATAAGGGTCTGAACTGAGCCTACTACCACACGATACCAAGAGCCTAAACAACTTTGCTCTGCTTTCTCGGTGGCACAGCCAAGCCCTGTTGACTTCATAAGCTTGTCCGCCGCCTGGTCGAGCAGCTCGCCTCTGTGGGCAAGGATAAGCACACGCTTACCCTGCCGCACACATTCTTCCGTAACAGCCGAGAAAAGTATTGTCTTTCCCGTTCCTGTCGGCAGAACTGCAAGGACTTTGTTTATTCCCTCAGACCATTGTTCGAGTATAGCAAGCTTAGCCTCGTTTTGATATGGTCTTAAATTCATCATCAGAACGCACCGGCTTTCCAGCCACCTGTCTGAGCAGGCTGGCTATACTGTGGTGTCTGCGTCTGAGCAGGCTGAACGGTAGTCACATTCTCGTCATAGGCATAGAGCTTCTTAATCTTGTTGGACTGCCTGTCCTCACCGTCCTTGTTCTTGTAGTTGTCAACGTAGACGTGACACTTGCCCTTTTTGCCTGTGATAGCGTTCCAGTTCATTTTCAGCGGCTCGCCATGCTTTTTCAAGCTAGAGCCAGGAAAAGTGCTGAGAGTTTCCACTCAAACTTGTTGCAAAGGAAGAAGTTCTCTGTTATCTCCACGCTGTCCTCTGCACCCCAAATGGTGAATGTGACCTTTGCCATATTGCAGGGCGGCACTTTTGCCGACCCCTCGTGTCTTGCACGTTCGTACTTTGCAACGGTGAAGTCATAGTCCCCCTCAGGGAGCAGGACAAAGTCCCCACCCTCGTTGACTATCTCATCTTCCCAGCCGTATTCCATAAAATTATCCATAGTGTTGTCCTCCTTTTAAAATGGTACTTTCTGATTTTCTCTGATAAGCGGCAGCATTTGTTCCCAAGCACCTATCAGACAGCCCTGCACGAAGTCGTCAGGATAGTTTGTAATAGGGGTATCATAAGGAAAATAGTTTCTCTGAGATACCACAAGACGTATATCCGATTCGCTTACGTTGTTGGCTCTCATAAGGTCTGCAAGCGCTTTCGGTATGCCCTCAGGGATAACGATAGGCGGCGGTGCAACGTCCTCAAAGCCGCTGAGATCAGTAAGAGGCTCGTCCGATTTTTGTGTGGCAGTCTGTGCGGTCTGTGTAGGCTGTGCTGTCTGAACTGTCGGTGCAGGCACAGGCTTAGGCATTTCAGCAGTCTGTGTATACGCAAACAGGTGAGCTATACCACTATACTCAAAAGGCATTTCAGACGGAAGTCCATCACGATTTTTAGCGTCCCAGCAAGGGTGATGTGTGGTGTACATTACACGGTCACCGCCCTGAGCCTTGAACTTCTTGCCATCCTTATCCACAGCTACTGCATATGTTTTGTAGTTTGCAAACAACACCATATCTGCCCATTCTTTCACAAGAGGCGATATCTGAGAAGAAGTTTTCTTGCCGAGCTTTAACTCCCAACGGTCATAAGCACCAAGCTCGTCAGGCTGTTCAAACTTTCTCATCTGAGCGTGAGCCGTAAGCACAACGTTGATACCGCTGTCAACTACCTCCTGCAAGAGATTGAGGAACTTGCCTATCTCCTCTTTCTCGTAGACATAGCCGTTGCCATAGCCGAAATCTTCAATGCCTTTCTTTTGATGTGCCGAGCAGATAGTTTCAATGCAAAGCTGTTCAGCCCAATCAAATGTATCAATGACAAGGGTCTTGCAGAGCCTGCCGTTCATAGCTTCCTTTACCTCGTTTTTGAGCATTTCCCAGCTTGACGGCTTAGGGAAACGTCTGATGTTCAGCTTCTTTGTACTGCCCTCAGTATCAATAAATACAGGGTCGGGGAACTGAGCCGCAAAGGTGGATTTGCCTATGCCCTCAGGACCATATATCACGACTTTCTGTGCGGAGCTTACAACTCCTGATGTTATTTCATACATTAAAATGCACCTGCTTTCCAAGTTTTCGTTTCTGTGTTTTCTTCCTTATCATTGTCCATTGACCTGCCGTCCTCGATTATGATACTGCACTCGTCACCTGTGGAAACTCTTGTGGCTATCGCCTGCAAGCCCTGTGCTTCAAGCCACTTGCCGAAGTCTTCAAGGGTGTCGGTATCCATTTGTTCGAGCTTGTCCAAAAGTACGAAGCCACAGTCAGGGTTGAGCTTTCTCACGATAGAGGTAGCGACGATAAGCTGTTCAGCACCGCTTATACTATCCCACTTATGCCCGTTATACAGCAGCTCTCCGCCCTCAACTGAAAGCCCCTCAAGGGGCAGGTCGGCACTGCCCAGCAGGTCAGTTTTAGCCTGCCTTACGTCCTCTATCTGCTCAGTGAGATATGTATACTGCGAACGGTAGTCCTCAGCATCTATCTCAGCTTTCTCCCTGTCGAGATTTGCTCTTATCTTCTTGTTCAGCTCCTCAATATCTGAGATATTCTTTTCAAGCTCCGCTGTGCTTTCGTCAACAAGGTCCTGTGCGTCAAGGCTTGCAAGCTTGAAGTTGTTCGCTGCCGCTTCATAGCTTGCTTTTGCACGTTCATAGGCAGACTTAGCAATCTCCAACTGCTTTTCGTAGTATTCTTTCTGGTCACGCTTACGCTGATTTTCGCCGTTGCGAGCAAGTATATCCTGCTGCTGTCTGATAAGCTCCGAAGCTGAAACAGGCTCGGCAGGGACGTTTGCGTACACAGGCATTTCCTTTGCGAACTTAAACTTCTGGTCAGCTATCCTGCCAATAGCAGTACGCTGGTCATAGAGGGAATGTTCCTTATGTTCCAACTGATAGAGCGTATCACCCACACCGATTATTTTCAGCAGAGTTGAAGCTTTTTCCTTGCTTGACTGATTTATGAACTTAGGCAGGTCAAGTGCAAACTGCTCAACGAAGCTGTTCAAAAGCTGCTGACCGCCTTTTTTGCCTGTGCTGTCGGTGACTTTGAGGGAGCTGTTCTTGCCCGAACGCTCCACCACGATACCATTATCGAGGGTGATCTTCAAGTGCGGTTCGACAACAGACCCCTCACGCTGAGGAGAGGACGGCTTGTACTTATCGCCCCCAAGTGCCCAAGCGATAGCGTCAAGGACAGAGGTCTTGCCCTGCCTGTTCTTACCGCCGATAACAGTAAGCCCGTTCTTTGCAGGCTCAAGCTGTACGGCTTTTATCTTCTTTACGTTCTCAAATTCAAGTGAGTTTATTTTTACTGACATTTTTCATTCTCCTTCAACTGGTTTTTCATCCATTCATCAAACTTTTGCAGTTCTTCATCTGTCGGCTCGTCCTCAGGTCTGCCCTTATCAAAGCCCAACGTACAGCCACTTTCAAAGCAACAGCCTGCTAGATATTCACGATATCCCCAAGCGCAATCCTGACAGCACTTCATGACAGGATCTATACAGCGTGTTGGCAAGCCTTTCATTTGCTGTCACCACCTCTCAATTTCTGGATATTATCCTTTACAGCACAGATATATCCCGTCAGAAACTCGTCAGGGTAATCGTCAAGGGCTATTTTTGATATTTTCTCCAGCTTCTCTTGACAAATGTTCAGCAATGTGCTATCATCAAGTTGTACTTTAAAATTGGTATCATTTGATACCTCCGAGCTTGTGCTGTTGGCAGACAGTGCAGGCTCGGTTTCTTTTATGTAGCGGGCAAAATATCCGCCGCATCTATAGATTTTTTTGCTAAGCGGACAGTGTGCACAGTTCGTATCTGCACTGGTGCAAACCTCAACCGCCTTTTCAAACTCCTCTTTTGTCATCATCGGTATCATCTTTATCCTCCCTTTCAATAGGTCTTACGCTCATATACTGTTTGCCGTCATAGTCCATCTTCTTCACAGGTTCAATCCCTTTCTCACGGAGCGACCTCGCGGCATCGCCAAGCCCTCTGTCAAAGTCCTCACGGGTCTTGTAGAACGCACATCTGCGACAGTAGTCCTTCGTTGGCGTTACTGTCAGCGCACCGCACTCATCAGGCTTGACATTTGAATGGAACACGCAGATATTGACCGCTCCACTGCCGTTGTCAAGGGGCTTGTCCCTCTTAAATACCTCTCTCATCACTATCATCGTTTTCGTCCTCCTCAAATTCCTTTTCCCAGTGTCTGTATTCTATCATCAACGCTACGACGCCATACAGTGCCGACAGCACCACTATAGCCGCCGCTATGATACCCACTATGAACAACATTTTACCACTTTCCTTTCATTTCAACTTCGACCTTGACCACGGGCTTGCCTGCTTCTCTCACCGCCTGCTTTATGCTCTCCTCTGCTTCCTCGTAGGCAGTTTCTTTTACACTTACATACCACCTGTACGCTACATACATTGCAAGCACCACCAAGAGCGCTACCGCTGCGGCACATCTGATTATCTCTAACGCGGCTATCATTTTCTCACGTCCTTTCCGTAAAGTGTGCGGAGTTTTTTAAGCCTTTTCTCGAAGTTGTCGATATCAATGCCCCACACCTCGTAGGCTATCTCGGTATTGACCGAGTGCGGCAGCCATGACTTCACACCACGCTTTTCCATTTCTTCCTTAACAGCTTTCTTGATTTTGATAGTCTGCGTTTCACCTGTGCCGAACAGCTCCTTGATATCCGAATTGGTTATTTCGGGCTTTTCATAGTACAGCCGCACTGCCGTTTCAATGTCCGGTGACCTCATTTATCTCACCTCCTCGATTGTCAAGACATTCTCATGGGAACTAACACTTGCCTTTGTCAGAGCCTCGTACTGACTCTTTGCAGCTACTGTGAACACCCTTTTATCGTGAAACTGGTCTATCGTTGTGACTTTGTAAATTTTCATTTTTTGTGCCTCCTCTAAATCATTTATTATATTAAAGCAATAACAGTCTGAACGTTTCTTTTCCTTTAGGCGTAATAAACACCTGCGTGCTTGAAAAACCTGTTTTCTCATTAGAAAACTCCTTGACTTCAAACAAGCCGTTCTCCATGGGCTTTGCATATGGCATAAGCTTGCCCTTTTTATCTCTGTAAAGATACTTTTTATCAAGCAGGAAATTCACAAAAGTATTTTGCTTGACTTTAAGTTCCTTAGCTGTTTCTCTTATTCCCGTCAACAGATTTCTGTCCACGAGTTCATCAAAGTAATCAGCTTTCGGTTGCATAATCTGTTTATCAACAGTAAGCTGTGAAACACTTACTTGCAGAGCTTTTACCTTTTCATTGGCAATTTCCAAAGCCCTTTTCATAATCATCTCAGGACTGTTCCACGCTTCTTCAACTCTTATGAAGTACTGACGGAACTGCTTTCCTTTTTCACTTCTCTGCAACATACAGATCTCCTTTGCCATTGGGATTGTAAGTTGGTGGTCGGTAAGTTCACGACTTACCTGCCTGTTTCCCTCAGTACGAACCTGCTCATTTTTGAGCGGGTTGAAATCCTCACCCTCCGTAAATCCGTATTCACACATTCTCGGAAACCAGTCTTTATAAGCGGTCTTGACTTCAAGTGCCTCGTGTAGTTCCCTGCCCGATACTGTTGGGCGTTCAGCATTTTCATAACTGATTTTGATTAGTTCATTCATTAGTCATCTGTCCTTTCGTTTGTTTCGATATCTTCCAAAAGCATATCCGTCGAGCAATCAAGAATTTGTGCCATTTTCTTAAGACTTATAACATTAGGTATTCTTGCACCATTTTCCCATTGAGATATCGTATTTTGAGATACTCCCATTTGATTAGCAAACTCAGCTTGTGAAAAGCCCTTTTTCCTTCGAATAAGTTTTAATTTCTTCAATTGATTTCACCTCCAAGCTATGATTATTTTGAGATTTCAGCATGATTAAATATCTCATATAAGGATATTATCACATATAGCGATTAATGTCAATCCCTTTTTGAGATATTTGTAAAAATAGCTTGACTTTAATCTCATAGAGTGATATTCTTTGTTTAAGAGATACAAATTACATTGGTTATCTCATAGGAGGATTGCAATGAACAGAATAGCAGAATTACGTAAGAAAAAAGGAATAAGTCAATCAAAATTAGGCGAATTAGTTGGTGCTGCACAAAACACTGTTTGTAATTGGGAAAATGGATCTAGACAACCAGATAATGCAACACTTATTAAAATGGCATCTTATTTTGAAGTTTCTACTGATTACTTATTAGGATTATCCGATGATGAAAATGAAAGAATCAAATTAATTGCCAGACATTTGGAACAAATTCCTGAAGAAGATCGAGAACAGCTTGTTAAAAATTTTGAACAAACAATAGATATATACTTATCAGCAAAAGGATTAAAAAAATAAATAGCTTATAGGAGGCAATAAATTGAGTAAACCCAATTTCGAAATGGCACAAAATTCGGCAACCAATTTTTTATTAAGTCATAATATCAAAAGTTTAGCATTTAATCCCAAAGATTTGAATCTTGTTTCTGAAGGCATAATTATTGATACCATTGAAAATTATGCGAAACTAACTAATCAGCCGATTACTTGTTTCATAGGGCGCAATATTGATGATTGCTATGTCATAAAAGCACAAGATTATTCAATTATTTTATATCGTGAAAACAGCACTGTATCTGAAGAACATAGAACTTTTGGTATCGTCCATGAATTGGGACATATATACTGTGGCCATTCATCAGATGGTCAAATACAAGAAATTGAAGCTAATTTTTTTGCTGCACAAGTTTTAATGCCAGAAATAGTGATATATTACGTTATGTATCACTATCTTAACAACAAATTGGATTATACAAATTTAATGGATATGTTTAATGTTTCTTTTGATGCCGCAAATAAGAGGATAGCCACTTTTAGTCGTAAAAATTTTTGGAACTCTAGCAGAAACGATAAGCTATTATTATCAAAGTTTAAACCATACATTAAGGAGTATTTCAAACAGCAAAATAAATCGTATGATAGTACATATGAATACTTATTTGCTATATAACATAGGGTATTTGACAATATAAGAAAAAACAATGTGCTAAAATCAAAGATAAATAGAGGTAACTTGCATGTATGAAAATTTAGATGCAGATAATAGAGTTTATTTAATTTATTGTGACATTGGAAACTATCGTCATTGGATAAAAGAAAGCGTAAGTGCTGATAAATTTTTCAATAATTTAGATTTATTGAAGTCTGCTTTAAAAGAGCTGACTTTAATAGATTACAACTATAATGTTCCTACTCCTGAAAAAGAACTTTCAGATCTATGCAAAAAAGAGCAAGAAATTATCAGAAATTTTCTTGCACGTTATTGGATTAAAACTGTTTCTGAAGCTACTAAATTAAAAACTGTGAACGGTAAAAGTAAAAAAATAAAATCCTTCTTCGATAGTTTAAAACTATATGAAGAAAGATTCTCGGAAGAAACTTTATGCTTACTTGAAAAAGCAAAATGTGAACGACCAGATTACACACTAAAAAAACAAAGCAAAGCTGAAAAAGATAAACTCTTTTTAGTAGAAACTGAAAAGCTATTGGATAATCAAGATAATGTAATGGATAAAACCGAGCAAAACGCCGAAGATTTTGCTTGGTTCTTTCAAAATAATTATTTGTTATCCAGAGCATTTAGAAAAGACATAGATAGTGATATTGTATATGATATTGCAAGGCTTATGCTAATTAAATTTAATTATAAAAAGGCTGCACGCTTTTTAAGAATAAAATTTAAAATTGACACAACATTTGCAACTCAATTATACATAACTGCTTGCTCAATATTAGAATCACATAAGGATATTGCTCGGTATCAGCAATTAGGTTTAGATAAATACTTTATCATAAATAATAGTTCAGCTTGCCCCATATGTCAAAAATTAAACGGTAAAATCTATAGTTTTTCAGAAGCTCAAATAGGTACAAATTATCCGCCCTTTTGTGGACATAATTGTTCTACGATAGGATTGTATAGAGAAAAATAAAATAAAAATCTCGCCCCCAAGTGCTACCAACACTCAGAGGCGAGCAGAGCGGATACTACCAATATCAGCTCGATTAAAATTCACACCCACTTCAACCACGAAAGGGCGAATTTTGCCCTTTTATTGTAGCACACTTTTTTAAGAGTGTCAAGAATAGGAGGAATATTTATGCCGATCTACAAAATGACGGACAAGAACGGAAAGAACATCAGAAAAGACGGTCTGCAAAAATATCGTGTGCGTATCAATTATACAGACAGTTTCGGAAAGTCTCATCAGATAGACCGTGTGGCGTTCGGTGCAGAGGCGGCTAAGCAGCTTGAACTCCAGCTTACACAAAAGCTCAATGATAAAGAGATAGCTCCGAAAATGACTATCGGACAGCTGTTCACGGAGTACATCACCGCCAAGCGTTCAGAGGTCCGTGAAACGTCACTGGACAAGTCCCTGAGAATACTGAGAAAGAACGTCCTGCCGGCCTTTGAAAGCGTTAGGATAGATAATCTGAACGTACCAATGGTGCAGAAATGGAAGCAGGAGCTGTCAGAGCAGGGATTGGCTATCGTCACTCGAAAGAACATTTATGGCGAATTTCGTGCAATGATGAACTATGCTGTGAAAATGGAATACATTCCGAAAAATCCTGTTATCACCGCAGGCAACTTCAAAGCGCCCCTTGAAGCCAAGAAAGAAATGCTTTTCTACACGCCTGACGAGTTCAAGAAATACATATCGGCAGCTAAGAATTATGCTCAGGAAGCAGAGGACGGCGGCTCAATGTACGAATGGAACTACTATGTATTTTTCAACATAGCATTTTACATGGGTATGCGAAAAGGCGAGATATACGCTCTGCAATGGACGGATATAAAAGACGGCTACATATCCATCACCAAGAGCATTGCTCAGAAGCTCAAAGGCGGTGATCGTATCACGCCGCCAAAGAACAAGCCAAGCATACGGACGATACAGATACCAGAGCCGTTAAGAGCAGTGCTGTCAGAACATTACGAACGCTGTAAGAAAGCAGTGCCAAAGTTCAGTGATGATATGTACATCTGCGGCGGTGAGCGTCCCATCCGTGATACATCTCTTGAAAAGACAAACAAGAAGTTTGCAGACTTGGCAGGTGTCAAACGCATCCGTATTCATGACTTCCGTCACAGCCACGCTTCCCTGCTCGCCAACGAGGGCATAAACATTCAGGAGATAGCAAGACGACTTGGGCACTCCAACATATCAATGACATGGAACACCTACTCGCACCTCTACCCACGAGAGGAAGAACGTGCGGTGAAGATATTGAACACAATCGTGTAAAAATCGTGTATACAAAAGAAAACCACCGTAAATACGGTGGTTTTTGTTCGTTTGGCGGAGATGGAGAGATTTGAACTCTCGCTACGGTTTTGCCGTACTACCGCATTTCGAGTGCGGACCCTTCAGCCACTTGGGTACATCTCCTTGTGTCAACTATACTATTATACAAGTAATCACAAAAAAAGTCAAGCCCTTTGTGCAAATTTAAGCACAAAGAGCTTGTCCATTATCTATTGCTGAGCACGCCTCTGCATCTCCTTAACATATGCAAGTGTTTCAGGAGTGTAGCCTACCATTGCGTTGGGACAACATTGGGAAAGCAATTGCATAAGCCCCATGGCGGTGTCCTTGCCCTTGGCATATACGTTAAAACGCAGTACATTCTTCTTGTGCTTCGTGCAGACGATTATCTCGTTGGTGTAGCTGATGAAATTCATACTCGCTGTGTGCTGGTAAATGCCGTAGGCTTCCTCTCGCCAGCACATCTGAAATGGCACTTTCTTGTTGGCAAGCACCCTGTCGGATACGATAATATAATCGTCCTGATATTGTATGTTGGCGTAAAGCTCGTCAGCCTGCTGTAAAAGATCGGGATTGGCTTTGAATATGCCGCTCTTTTCAGGGTGCGTCCTCCGTGATGTACCAAATATAAGAAATATAACACCAGGCGTAAGCGCAAAAAGTCCAAGTATCAATACGCTGTATTCACCTGCTACTACCGCCGCAAATGAGATAAATCCACCCATTAGCGTGAGTATCACACCGCCAACTATCATTGCTATCATTCTTTTTCGTATGTTGGCAAATACTATTTCTCGTCCCATTTTCGTTACCCCTCTTTACTTT